GCCGAGCGCCTGCGCGTACTCGGGCTGGCCGGGCTCGACGGCGAGCTTGACCACGTTGCGCAGCTCGCCCTTAGCGTCTTTCTCGACGTCGATGCGGCCGACGAACTCGATGCCGTCCAGCTCATGGAAGCCCTGGATGCGGCGCGCGGCGGCCGCCTGCGGGCCCATGTCCTGCGGGTGGACGTTGCGCGCGGAATTGAGCACTGCACGGATGAAGGTGCGGCCCATCTGCCCCCAGGTCGGGCCCTTGGGGCTGTGCAGGCCTACGTTCGACCAGAGCTTGCGCTTCGCGTACTCGCCCTCCAGCACAACGAACTCGCAGGCGAGGTAGACCGAGCCGGTCTCGAAACTCTGCGTCGCGTAGCCGCCAACCCAGCCCTGGTCCGGGTCGTCGTAGCCGCCCGGTTTGATGGTCATGCGTAGGCGGGCGATAGTGCCCTTGGGGATGAGATCGAAGTCCTGCTGCTGTTCGGCGTCGTTGAAATCGTTCCAGGTGGTCATGGCCTACTCCTGCGGGGATGCGGTTGTTTGGGTGGCGGCGGCCGGGCGCGTGAAATCGAGACGCTCGGGAGCGGGGCGGGCGGCGCTGGCGATCTTCTGCATCAGGCGGCCGAGGTGCGGCTCCTCGACGAGATCGAGACGGCCGGAGCGATCTTTGGCGGGATAGCCCCAGGGATTGAGCGTGTGGCAGACGAAGGCCCGATAGCCCGTGCCGTCCTCGGCTTTCAGCTCGGCGAGCGTGATGACCTCGTCGACGATGCCTGGCAGTTCCAGGCCGGTCTTGGAACCGTCGATCTGCAACTGGTGGATGCGGCGGTTGTAGTCGTCGACTTTTTCCTCGAGGATGCCGACGAACCAGACATTCCGGCCGCGCGCGTGCTGCAGGTGCGTGAGCCAAGCGATCATCTCTTGGCCGAGCAGCCCGTAGGCGCCGCGACTGTCCGGTTTGCCGGTCTTCTCCGAGTAGGCCTGCGGCTGGCCCTTACACCACTGAAGACACAGGCGCCCCGCGACCGTGATCGAGTCGACGAAGATGGTCTGGTACTTGGCGAGCTGGGCCGGATCGCCGTAGCGCGCGCAGACTGCGTCGTAATGCGCCTGGCTGAACGACTGGTCGTCGCGCAGCGCCGGGTTTGGGCCGCCGACGAACACGGCAACGTCACAGCATTCCTTCCAGGTGCGCGGACGGACGGTGTCGCCGGCCCAGCCCTCGACGGCCAAGTCACCGGCCTCCAGGTCCATGAACAGAGTCGACTCGGCATCAAGCGCCCACAGCTGAGAGGTCTTGCCGATGCCGGCCTTGCCGACCAGCACGCCCTTGACGCCGCGCCGCTCGGCCAGCCGCTGATCAGCGGTGATGATCGGGAGCGCCATCACGCCACCTCCTTCAGCTGCACGGCGACCGCCGGATTCCAGAGGATTTGATAGCCAGAGTGACCATTGCGCGAGTACGGCATCGCTTCGGCCCAAGCCTCGCCGGCCTCGGTCAGCTCCCATTCGTCGCGGTCGTTGCGCACCTGCAACCCGTGACCCGCGAGACGCTGGTTGGCGGCCTTTGCCGAGATGCCCAGCAGCTGGCCGACCTGCGTGGCGTTGAGCGAACAGATCGGGGCATCGGCAGCCGGCAGTGCGCGGCGCAGCGTGTCGACCGTGATGCCGGTGTTCTCGTGAATACAGGTCAGCGTTGCAGCCATCGCAATGCCGGCCTTGACGCCAGGTACCTTTGCCACGGCCTCGCCGATCAGCAGGATCGAGGAAACGCGGTCCTGGGTCGGCGCGGGGAGTGCAGCCACGGCGTTCGGCATCGCATAGGTGCCGGTCTTGCGGATGGAAGGAATGACCTCGTGCGTGATCCAGCGCTTGAAGCGCTTGGCGTCGGGCTTGCGGCTCCTGAGGATCGCCGAGTAGAGACCGGACTCGTTGATGACCAGCATCTCTTGATCGCCGGAGGGGGTACGCACGATCTGCGTACCCTTCTCGTCGTCATCGAGCGAGCGGGTCATGTCGCTGGCCATGCGGTATTCGAGGGACTGGGCGATGTCGGCCGCGACAAACCACGGCTCGCCCTGGGCATCGGTGACCACGCGGACCGGCCGGCCCTCGAAGTCGAACGGGATCAGTTGGGTGTTCATCGATCAGTTCTCCGAAACGAGGGCCAGCCGGAACGACGGCTTGCCGGGCTTGACGGTGCGTGCGGCCTCGAACTGCGCGCGCAGCGCCGGGGGCCAGTTGTTGAAGCGCGATTCCGACACGCCGTACTCGACGTCGACGTAGTCCTCGACGTTGTCGCCGGCGGCGGCGATGCGCTGGGCGATCGCAGCCAGTTGCGCCTGATCCCACGACACGCGTTTGGGTTGGTCGACGGTCACGCGCAGCGGGCCGTCCGAGAGGTGGATGACGCCAAAGTCCTTGCCGGCGTCGAGGCGCACGGCGCGGGCCTGCTCGCCGTAGGCGGCATCAAGTGCCGCGTCGAACTTGGCGCGCGCCTTCTTCAGCCAGTCGAGGGCTTCGTCGAGATTGCGGCTGAGTTCCTGCTTCTGGGCCGGGGAAAGCGCGGCCAGCTGGCTCACCGAGAGATCGGCGAGGTCGGTGGGGAAGATCGTGAGTTCGCTCATCGCCGCCCCCCTCACACATGGACCCGCACCGAGGTCGAGTAGCGCGAGACGCGCCGCTCGAAGGCCTCGACTTCGGAGATCAGGTAGGTGACACGGGCGCCGAGCTTGCAGAAGACCGGGCCGAGCTGTTCCTGGCGCCAGCGGCGCAGGGTCTTGACCGAGAGGCCCCAGCGGGCCGCGAGCTCGTTTTCGTCGAGGGCGATGCGGACGGTGCCGCCGGGATTTTGTCGGTCGGAGATTCGACCGATTTGTGCTGCAGACAGTCGGGTTTGCATTTCGATGTGCCTCCTAGATGAAATGGGCACATCGAAGTCTCCGCACGGGTTTATGGCCCGTGTGCGGTTCGATTTATGGGCGCATTTATGGGTTGCGCCGCACCCGGTATTTGCCGCGCTTGACCAAGTCGATCACGTCCTCGCGCTCGGCCTTGCCACCGAAGGCGTCATCGAATGACTGGTAGCCGGTGCTGGCAATTCGGTTGACCTCGGCCCAGGACATCTCGGGAGCAACTTCACCTTCTACGCCCCACATCTGCTTGATGATCTTGGCGCGTTCCGCCGACAGCTCACGCGACGCCGAGAAGTGCGGCAGCTTGAAGCGTGTGCCACGGAGGAACTGCTCGGGTTCCGGCGCCCCGGTTGGCGTGACATAGCCGCGCAACACACGGTCGAATGCGCTCGCGTCGAAGACTTCTTTACTTTCGTCCACACGAACGAATTCATGGAGAGATCGCATTGCGTGATCACGTGGCAGCGTGGCTGTCGATGGGGGCTGCAGCCCGAGCACGACACCGCTGCGCGGCCAGATCGCATCAACGAGCGCCGTCGTCACCTCGCTCTCTGGCGCGCGCTTCCAAGCCCGCGCCACGAATACCGGAGCGAAGTGGTGCGTGCCAGCGACGCGCACGTCGCCAAGGTGCCACAGGTGATCAGGCACGCGGACACGACCGGTGGAGCGCCGACGATCTTCGATGCCGATCAACGTAACCAAGTCGTCAAGCCATGTGTCCACCTGGAGCATGTAGAGCGCAATCTCGGTCAATGGCCCAGTGACCATCCTGCCGCGCTGTTGCGGACTGTGATAGCGGTAGACCGCAACGTCCTGGTCGACTTCGACCTCGACCTCTTGCTGTGAATCGAGGAACGGCACCATCACGTGGGTGAGGTGCCCGCTCTCGGTGATCCAGCGCCGACGCAGAAATTCCGGCCTGCATCGGCCAAGCACGCCAGACATGACGTGTGTATCGAGCCGTTGCAGCCGATCCAGCGCGGCGAAGAACTGAAGATGAGCTGACATCGCCTACACTCCTTCAGAACTCGCGGAGAACGCCGATGCGAGTGAGCTGCTCCAGCACACGCTTGCGGTCGTCTTCGGTCTTGCTCTTATCGTTCAGACCATTTGGTGCGGTTATCTGGACGGCGACGTTATGCGCCTTGCGGTGCGGTTGTTTGGCCATCCGGAACACGAGCTTCACCTGTACCAGCGTGTACCCGGTCAGGTCATCAACACCGTAGTCGTCGTAGGCGACCTGATAAATGTTGCGGGCGTCACGCCGATCCTTGCCGATGAGCATCGTGCTCGACAGATGTTGCACGAGGTCGCGTCCATTGGCCTCGTCGGAGGTTGTCTGCTCGAACGGGCGTGCGACCTTGATCTGGAGGATCGTGATCTTTTCGACCCCGGCTACGCGGTCGCGCTCCAGACGCTTGAGCATCTCGGGCGTCGAGAAGCCGAAAATGTCGAACTCGCGCATTGGCATGTCGTCGATGCCGTCCTCGCAGGCGAGTGCGACGTCGCGGAAGACAGTGGCCAGCGCGCGGCGGGTTTCGCGGTCTTCGCAAAACACGCTGAGCGCGCCGGTCTCCGGCTCCCACGAGAAGCAGGCCGACATCGCGGCTGGCACTTCATGGTCTTCTACCTCACCGTCGTTGACCTGCTGGTAGTGCGCCGTCGAGCCATTGAACGTCGCGGTCAGGGTATGCAGGAGCACGGAATCGGCTTCATCGGCATCCTGGCCACTGCTGCGGTCGGCGTGGGTCAGATCGCGCCGCGTGAATTGCTCGATGAGGATCTGGTCGGGCGGCACCTGCGGAAACAGCGCGGCGATGCGTGTGCGCAGGGCGTCCTCGACATCGGGGCCAGCCTGCGGCACTACGCCTTTGGGCCCAAGGTAGTGGCTGGAGTAGTTCTCGCTCTTCCACTGCCGGTGCATCACCTGCAAGCGTTCGGCATGGTCAAAGCGCGAATCGGGCTTGGCCCCGTTCTCGGGGAAGTCTTGCAACAGGTACAAGTAGAGCGCGCGACTGTAGCGGTCGGTGGGTATCGCAAGGACATCAGCGTCACCGTGTTCGTCGAGCAGAGACTGGACAGCCTGGGAGCCGTACTCATCGTCGAGCAGCACGACGCGTTCAGCAGCGTGCTCGATGCGATGCCGGACATCGGCACCAAGCTTGGCGACAGCATGGAACATCGCCTGACGCGACTCAATCGCCAGATGCCCCTTGGCCACGTCGGTCACTGCCGCAATCTCAGGCAACTGCGAATCACTGGCGCGCTCGACCAGGAGCAAGACCAGGGAGGGACGTTTGACCTTGCGGAGCAAGGTGACGAAGTGTTGCATGCCCGGCAGGATGACTGAGCCTGCATCATCCGACTGGCATTTTCGTTCCCGCTTGGCGGGCTGCTTTCCGGCGGCAGTCGGGTTCTGTTGTTCAGTGATGTGGTTATCGACGGGCATAGGCAAAATCCTTACTTTAGGAAGTGCGCGATTGCGCGAATGGTTAACTTAAGGCTTCAAAAAATGCCGACACGAAGTCGGCCCAGGCGTGAGAGGCGTCGAGTCAGCGCATCCTGGCCTCCTGCCTGAGAAGGCCGTATCGCTCCATCCGCACTTGGATAAAGCGGCGGTTGACGCCGAAGCGTGTGGCGAGCGCCTTCTGCAGGCTCTCCATGTCGAAGAACCCAACGTCACCGTCCGCAGTGAGGTGGATCGCTGTACCGGGCATCTCCGGGTCAAGCGATGGGCTGTGATGGATGGTCACACCGTACTTCGGCGCAAGCGCCTCAACAGCCAGATTCATGCGCTGGCGCGGCACCAGCAGCGAACCCATGAATTCATTCGCGCGCAGTTCGGAGAAGTAAGCGTCCTTCGCGATCTGCTGGGCGGTTTCGGCGACGGGAGCCACCTTGCCCAAATGCTCGCCGTCCCGTGTCGTCGTGCGGTAGGCCCGCCGCGTGGCCGGGTCGATGCTGTCGAACAGCCCCGGTCCCTTGCTCGCCTCGACGATCCAGTGCGGTGCGTCGAAAACCGCGTGGCCGAGCTCGTGTGCCAGGGTGCTGAGCACCAGTGCCTCGCCGGCCGTATCTTCAGCGGGTGACACCGATACCATCGCAGTGTCAGGCACGCCCGGGTCGTACTCGCAAATGCCGCAGACGGGGTTGCCGCTCTCATCGTGCACCTGATACTCGGTGCTAAGGATGGTGTTCAGAACTCATTCCGCAGCACCGAGACATCGACGCAGCGTCAATGCGAAGCAGACGATGCGAAGTCTGGCGCGATTGCAGCGGCGTGTGCGGCATGAAGAGGAGCGCTTGCCCG